GAATGTCTGTAATCACCACACCATAGAATCTTTGAACGATAACCAACACGGGTCATTACTGTATCAATTTCTTCAAAGGTCATATTCTGCATCTCATCGACAATAATAATGGCATCATCGAATGACATGCCTCGGATGAATGATGTTGAAATGAACTCTATGTGGTGTTGTTCTTCTAACCTATCCCATGCATCACGGCGACCAAATAGTGTCTCACAAATTTGGCGATATGGTTGTTGGTAGATTTCCATCTTTTCGTTTACATCACCTGGCAGGTGACCAATCTCACGGCTTTGCACCGCAGAACGAACAACAATGATTTTGTTGAATGGGTTTGATTTATCTAATACTTCTTCGATTGCTTTATACAAGGCACAGAATGTTTTACCTGTACCTGCAACACCATGTAGTGCTACAAAGTAGTCACCTCTTTTGTATGCATCAAAGAACTTTTTTTGATTATCTGTTAGTGGTTGAAATGTTTTAAGGTCATCAATTCTTATTTTTAATTGATTGGTTGTTTTGGCTACTGTTATTACTTCGTTGTTTGCTGTCTGTTTGCGAGCCATGTGGTTCCTTTGTTTGTAATCGGGCAATGATTGTTTACTTTTACCTATCCTGAGACTTAAATACTCTCATAAACTTATAAGTATCGGTGTCCTCCTTTGAATTGATGTTATAGCTTACTTAGATGGTCTTTGCGTATCTTGCAAGAGACCCACTCATTATAATATCCGTCTCCAACCAATGCGTGTCGGTTGAAAATCTCAAAAGTTTCCCAATAACTGCAAGCACTTCTACTTTTACATAGGTGCAGAATCTCACGGGTATAGTTTTCTCCCCCGTTGAGTTTGACTTCTTCTTGCAGTTTTTTATTTGAACCCCAATACTTCTCCCAATCGCTTGACTTGCGAATCTTTTTTCGCTTGCCCTTGACTTGGCGAGTAGCCGCCATGGTAAAGAATTTTTTACCAATGTATTTGCGGCCAGTCGGGTTATGTGTGATAAGATATACAAATCCAAAATACTCTTGGATATCTTCTTCTTTAAATTCTTGCGGTGTGTTATGATAAAACCAAGTCATTCATCTTCATCCTCTACTTTGTCCATATCTAGTATGTATTCACCGCAGAATGGACAATGTAGAGGGTCTGATTCACATTCATGTTCATCGTATTTAATTGTGAAATCAGATGAGCAACTATCGCAATTGTGATGTAGTGTTGCCATTAGTTACACCATGATTGTTTTGCATCACCATAGTATTCACGGGCAAATCCGTTAGTAATCAACATTGTGCGAAGGGATTGACCATTTAAAATGATATCTCCCAATACACGACCACCAAATTTATCCCAGCCATACAGCACAACTTGGCGCTGAGTGGAAGTTGATACGGCTTGCTTTGTAAATTGAGAAGCGGCTTCACCTCGTTGTTTTTCTGATTCACATTGGCCACGAAAACCTTTTTCTGGTGTATCAACTCCGTAGATTCTAACGGCAAGTTCAGGTTTAAGTGGTGCGGGTAAGAATGGTGCGGAAATAACAATAGTATCGCCGTCAGATACACGAATGATTTGTGCATCATAAGTTACACCTTTTGGTTGTTTTTGTGCATGTGCAGGTAACACCATTGCAAATGCAAGTGCTAAAAAAATATACAATTTCATTTTACTAACCTCATTATTTTAAATATGTTTAACCACATCCAACCTATGTCAAATTCGTACCATTTGTTACTCAATTTAACACTTGCAGGTGAGTTGTGATGATTATTATGTAGTTCTTCACCGCCAATGATGATACCAATAGGGATTATATTTTTGGATTTATCTTTAGTTTTCCAATTGCGATAACCTATACAATGACCTACGCCATTAACTACGCCCGCAGCCCAAAAAGGAATCCATGCCATCTGTATCAACCAAATTACAATACCCCAACCATTGAATAATAATGTATTGAATATCAGTAATAAAGTAATTCCAACTTTACTGTGTTTACTGTAAACATTTTTTTCCATCCAATCATCTGGTGTGCCTGTACCATAGATTTTCACCATGTCTTTATCTTGTGCGGCTTTGGCATACAACCATGCACCACCATACAACATTTTTAAAAGACCTTCATTGTATGGTGAATGTGGGTCAGCAGGTTTATCTGTATTCGAATGATGTTTACGATGAACGGCAACCCATTCTTTCGTTACCATGCCTGTTGTTAACCATAACCAAAAACGCATGAAATGGCTTAAAATAGGATGAAACTCTATGCCTCTGTGTGCTTGTCCTCTATGTAGATAAAGAGTTACACAAATGATGGTAATATGTGTTGCTATTAGTGTGTATAAGATTTCGGTCATTAAGCGGCCTCAGCCCATACTTCATCCCAATTACCAGACAAAGCACCTTTGGCATAATCTGTTACACGATTCTCAAAGAAGTTGCCGTGAACAGGACTATTAACCATTTCTTCTACCCATGGTAAAGGGTTCTTCTTAACTTTAAATACACCTTTGAGACCCAATGAAATTAGTCTGCGGTCTGCAATGTATCTAATGTAATTCTTTACATCTTCTTTACTTAGTCGAGTCATCTCACCCATTTCAAAGGCAAGGTCAATAAACTTATCTTCTAATCGAACCATGTTCTCTGCAATGGTGTATAATTCACCCTTCAACTCATCATTCCAAATCTCTTTGTTTTCTTCAATGTATGTTCTGAACAATTTAATCATAGATTCGCAATGCATTGTTTCATCTACAATTGACCATGTAACAATCTGACCCATGCCCTTCATAGTGCCGTTGCGTGGGAAATTCAATAACATAATGAATGAACTAAACAATTGCATACCCTCTGTAAATGCGGAGAATACGGCAATATGTTTTGCGGTGTTTTGTTTTGTTGTATTCTGGTCTGAAATGTCCAACAGATATTCGTGTTTCTCTTTCATCGCATCATATTCTAAGAACTGATTATACATTGTATCTGGCAGTCCAAGAGTTTCAATCAGGTGTGAATAGGCGGCAATATGCAATGCTTCACGAGCTGCAAAACCTAACAACATCATCCGCACTTCTGGTTGACGGAAATATGGAAGGTAATTCTTTACATAACCACCTGCCACATCGATATCACCTTGTGTAAAGAAACGGAAAATGTGTGTGAGAAATTGTTTCTCACTTGCGGTCAATCTATTCTTCCAATCCTTAACATCTTCTAACATTGGCACTTCTGTATGCAGCCAATGAATTTGTTCGTGTTTTAACCATGCCTCATATGCCCATGGATAGTGGAAGGGTTTGAATGATTGTCTCTCATCCATTAAATTACTTTTTGCTTTCTTAATCATAACGCCTCTAAAAATTGTTTTGTTGAATGTTCCCATGTCCATTTCTTGGACGATTCATATACTTCACGCCTGTTAATTGAATAACATGCATATACATTGTGTTGTAAGTTTTCACTATACATTCCATTATACATCAGTTCAATTGCTTCTAGTGGTCCTGGTTCTTCATATGCCGCAACAGGCGTACCACTTGCTATACTTTCCAAAATGACAATTCCAAATGTATCCGTCTTTGAGGGAAATACAAAAACATCCGCACTTGCATACCATTCGGCTAATTCTTCACCTTGTTTAACACCCAAATATTCTACATCTGGATATTTTTTCTTTAATGACTCCAAATAAGGTCCATCACCAATAAGGACTTTACGACCTGTCAATTTACAAAATGCATCTAAATTCTTTTCTTTTGAAATTCTCGATACACATAATATAAATGGTTTGCCTTCTTTTCTTCTCTGTGGATTAAAGACTTCACTATCAACACCTCTTGTCCACAGTTTTAAAGATTTAAAACCTTTTGTGTTTAAATGTTCTATCATGCCTTTAGTTGGCACCATAACGCATTTTGATTTATTGTGAAACCACCTGAAGTATGCATAACTTAACCATAGTGGCAAACCAATTCGTTTCTTTATGAATTCAGGAAATAGTGTATGAAAACTTGTTGTGTATGGGTAACGAGATTTATTCAAAAGATACCTTGCATACAATCCTAATGGACCTTCC